TTCATCCTGAAAATCAAAAGAATATTTTAGTTCAATTTGGAATTACATTGGATGGTACTGTGCGCGAAGAGTTGAGAACCGCAAACATTTATTTACAAGACCAACAGTATTTGACTAGCGATGGAGTTGGGTTCGTTGCACTGAATGGTTTATACCAGTACAACTTTTGTTTAGATACGTCTCCTTTTAACTTACAACCTTCCGGCGCTATTAATTTAAGTAAATTTTCAAAGATTGAATTTGAATTTACTACGATTACACCACCACTTGACCCCAATTCTAACTTTTTAGTCATTTGCGACCCTGATTTAAACGAACAAATTGGTGTGAATAAAACATCGTACAGTATATACCAATATTCGTTTAATTTATATGTATTGGAAGAACGGTACAACGTACTCACTTTCTTGGGTGGAAATGCAGCAATGATGAATGCGCGATAATAATATAAAGATAACAACAAACAACCTATATGGAAATTCCATGGGCAGAAAAATATCGACCATCCAAATTTTCATCGATTGTGTTGAACCCATACAACGACCTATTGTTCAAAAGTATGATTGAGCAAGAATACATTCCCAATATGCTTTTTTTCGGTCCTCCTGGAACCGGTAAAACAACCACGATTATTAATTTAATACGGCTTTACCAAGAAAAAAAACAAGAGATTAATAAAGGGTTAACTATTCATTTAAACGCATCCGATGACAGAGGCATTGATATCATACGCAACCAAATTCATTCCTTTGTCAATTCTAAAACATTTTTCAACAACGGATTAAAAATTGTTATCTTGGATGAAGTAGATTCTATGACAAAAAATGCACAACAAGCTCTCATTTATTTAATGAACGATACCTATGAAAATACCCGATTTTTTTTAATTTGTAATTACATTAGCAAAATAGATGAATCATTACAATCGTTGTTTATCAAGATAAAATTCAACCATTTACCGCAACAAGACATTTTAACTTTTTTGAAACATGTGTCTGAAGGTGAAAAATTGTTGCTTTCCGATATACAGCTGCAGTATATTCAAGAATTATTTGGCTCGGACATTCGAAGCATGATTAATTACATGCAGACCAATCAAGACAATCTTGCCCATTTCAAAATTATCCATTCAGATATATGGGAAGAACTGTACCAGTCCTCCAACCCCATTGAAAAAGTAGACGAAATTAGTCGAGAATACAACATGGATAAAAAACACATTATCAAAGAATATTTGTATTACATCATTCTGCATCACATCGACACCTATGATTTGTCTAGTCTCAACACGATTGAATTAGCGATTCATACACCCGACATTAATATTGATTATGTTGTTCATTATATATTTAATAATTGAATTTAAAGAACTAGTATAAGATATGTAAAATGGAAGTAGATATGGAACTCGATATGGAATGGGATGATTTCCTGAACGAGGAACCGTCTCAAACTCTACCTATGCATAAAATGGACCAACACGGGGATGTACCTGAATCTACCTCTTTGTATATTTCAACCAACACGATTATTTCTTATTTAAATCAACCAATCGAATTGATTGATTTATTTTGGAAACTGGAAGTTATCCCTTACCATGAACAGCGAGAGGGAATCATCAAAAAACAAATTAAATTAAATTGCAATAGTCCAAGTGAATTGTCCGACATTGATACCAAAATTGAATCATCACCACGTTACGGTTACCGAAATACGATTAAACACATTGAAAACGAACGAGGTAACATTAAATATAAAAATGTAAGTAAAATAACAATTGGTATTTCTAAAAAAGATATTATATCCTACCGTCTTAAACAAAAGGGTGCATTTTACAACTGTTTCGTTTTGATTATTCGAGTTCAAATGGAACAATTTAAAGAATTTCACGTAAAAATATTCAACACTGGTAAAATTGAAATACCAGGAATTCAAAACAAAGACCATTTACCGCATGTTATTCGTATCTTAATACAACAATTGCAACAATATTACCCTGATATTGCTTACAACAAAGAGAATGAAGAAGTTGTTCTCATCAACTCCAATTTTAACTGCGGCTATTTCATTAATCGTGATAGTTTGTACCATACTTTGCGGTACGATAAGAACATTTCAGCAGTTTACGACCCCTGTTCTTATCCAGGCATTCAATGCAAAATTTATTATACCGCTGATAATGAAATTGTGACTACACCTATTGTAGGAAGCGTCGTATCTTTCATGATTTTCAGAACTGGAAGTATTTTGATTGTAGGTAAATGTTCGTTGCTCATCATTCATAAAATATATGATTATATTGTTTTATTATTAAAAGAATCATTCCAACGAATTGTAGACCATAAATGCATTCATGTAAAACCTGAATTATTCAAAAAAAAAGTGAAGAAAACTATTTTAATAAAATAACGATTTAAAGCAACTATACTTTTAGTATCATGTCGGAGCCAAAGTTACCATGTGAACTAGTATTGAAACATGTTAGTAAACTATCGTTAGAGAAAGACAAGCCTATCATGTTGGATTACTGGACGTTGTCGTGTACCAAATCAGTAGTCATTGGTGTTCGAAGTAACGATGAAAAGTTGTTGGTGAAGAATGAAGATGAATACACCAGTCCCATTTCTAAAGTATACAAGGTTGGCGAACAATATATCGTAGAAACCGAGAATTCATTATATGTTGTCAGTTCCGAGATTCCTACGAAGCGCATTTCTTAATTTTTTAAATGAACTTAAACAATTCCCATCTACATAATAAGAATGGAAATTGTTTCCACTTTACATGAAAAGTACAAATCGAACCCTTACATGCACGACAAGCTAACCCAATATTTGAACAATTTACCGATGTTGATGCAATCCGTTGAAAATCATCACATTCAAAAAACGCAACAATTGCTTGATTTATCAGAGAAAAAGGAAAAATACGTTCAGCATTTTTTGGCTACCCATGCTATTTTTTACATTCCACAAACCGAACTCTTTATCGAATACCGAGACCAAAATTACACGATTGTTTCCGACGACGATATTGCCCATTACGTGTTGTCGGAATTGTACGATAACGACCTGAAAATATGGAAGTACAAAATTAAAAAACACATCATCAAACGTATCAAAGCCAATTTGTTTACCACTAGCATTCCCGATTCAGCTACGATTAAAACGGTACTTCAATCCCTTACCATGTTTAATTCCAAAAACCATATCAAATACTTTTTAACTATTTTGGGCGACAGTCTTTTGGGTAAAAAAGAATCGTTCATTTATTTTATTGATGCATCCTATAAAAAAATGATACGCAAATGTGTCGAGCAAATTTATGCCATGACCAATAAAAGTGTCGCGGACATTTTCAAATATAAATTTTGGGACCATAAATATGAACAGTGTCGCATGATTACGGGGAAATGTCCTGAGCTTTATTGGTTCCCTACCAAGATTCTAAACGTAATTAGTGTAGCTACCTATTTGTCGACCAAGTACACGAATGCAGAAGGATTTTTGACGCAGTGTAAAGATGACGACTTTATACAGAAAACTTTATATTTGAACCAGCATACACCAGAAAATATCATTACAATGTTTGTAGATGAAACGATGCACAAGAAAGGGACAACGAGCTATAAAAACTTTTACTTTTTGTGGCGGTCCTATCTGAAACAAAAAGAGCTGCCGTTGGTCATATCCGATGCCAATTTCAAAACAATTCTTACCAATTTACAGTTGATTCAAGACGATGTGATTCCGTTAACGTCGAAACAAGTATACATACAAAATGTAAAATTGTTTTTAGACAAAAATCCGTATTTAGAGGACCAGTACGATGTGTCAGAATTGGTAGACATGTACAATGAATCGCAGCCGGAAGAAACAAAGATGAACGAAGAAATGTTGCGCGACATTATCCTTTTACTTCAATAATGATTTTACGTTTGATAGATTTACGTTTGGTTCTACCCGATGTAAAACGCTTGATAGAGGATGATTTGGTGCGAGAGCCACCATTCTTGTTTCCGTTTCTTTGGTCACGTGGTCTAGTAGTATCTGCTGTATTACTAGTGTTAGCAATAATTTGAGGAGTAGTGTCCATAAAAGAACGAGAATCTGCAAATCCTTCACCAGGACTATAAGCTCCTTGAGAAGCTACTGATCCTTGAGAAGCCACGCCACCTGATTCGTCTGATATAACTGGTACAGCTCCTGGAGAAGCTGAAGATTTCGTTGTGGTTTCCTCTCCAGATATAAATCCTGAATCTTCATCTGAGTCATTTCCCATGTCTGATGCATCACCTGCGATTGCTCCTTTTGGTGGTCCTGATGCTTCATCCTCTGATGATTGTTCCATTTCTCCTTCTGGTTCTTGTGGTATATCAACAACAATTGATGCAGCTTGTGCTGCTGATGCTTTAGCCTCTGCTACTGCTTGTGCTGATACTTCTTCTTTTGCTTTAGCTGCTGATTCTGCTTGTGCTTTAATTGCTGATGCTGCTTCCTCTGATGCGGCTACTGCTGCTTTCGCCGCTAAATCTGCTTCTGAATGCTTCTTTGCATCTTCTTCTTCTTTTACTGTTATTAAATATTTAATCTGAATGTTCTCATTTGTCAACTCTTTTCTTAAAATTATATAATTTGGATTTACTCTTAAACTCTCATGTTGTGCTTCTGTTAATGATGATGGCAACATTTGTAAC